AACAGCATCAAACTTGTCACTTCGGACAAGCTTATGTCTAAATTTATTAGACAGAAGAGATAGAAGTCGGAACTTCGTCTCATCAGGGCCGGCGAAACGGCTCTTGTTTTGAACAGTCTCCTTTAGAAACTGTGGACTCATTGGAAATGAGCCATCTCCCCCGATTTCAATGGGGGTAAAAGGACAATTCAAGTCCTTATCAGCCGGCACAATAATATGCTGGATGACACTAGCTCTGTTAAAGAGCTCGCGTGCTGGGGCATTATTCTTATTGACCCACAGGGTCTCCTTACCAAGGAGACTGAACCTCCCCACGTTGGAGGAGGAATATGCATCTGTTTCAGATTGCGTAGGGATCAGTAACCTGATCCTAGGGTAGTCGAGATAGAAAAGCTCGACCCCTCTCCGCATTTGCACGCGGGGAACGTGTGTAACACGTTGGGGGACAATAGTCCCTTCCTCACAGTAAAATGCGAGTTGGTGCGATATGTACGTATCATCGTCGGAGATAACCATACCGACGCCTCTTAAATTCAATAAGAGCCACTCTAACTGTTCCTTAAGGTTAGAGAGAGCGATGATATCATCGCCTACGAGGGAATAAACCCTTAAGCCGCTAAGGCGGCAACAGTAATCGTTGACGACAGTCAAGATTACCTTGGTGAACATATCACCCATCGGCCACCCCCGAGTGGAGACGACCCACCGATAAGAATTGTTATCGGCACCCCGAAACAAATATATTCGGGGCCGTTTGTATATCAAACGGCACAGGCGGAATAACCCGATTGGAAATCCGTCTATCTTCTTAGCTATATCTAAGAAGGCCGACCATATTTGGTCGGACACCCGCAAATCACCGAAATCGGTTGCGGTCTCCTCATCGGTACTAAGGGCGTAGATACGCCCACCCGATAGGTCCTCCCACGCTAAACTTTGTGGTGAGAGGTTATCTCTTAGAAAATTCCAGAGATGTCTAGACGCCTTAAGTCCAGACCGCACATCCTGTGAGGTGAGCGTCGGCGCAACAATGTGCGCACAGATACCGTAGAGAACGGTAGTGGCGTAGGGGGGTACCCCTATGGTCCGAGCCTTACTGGGCTCGGCAACTGCGTGAGTACGTCTCACGCGGTGCAAGATTGGGTTGTCTAAAACCCAACCTATCGCCCAAGAAGTAATATCTTGGGCGCTCCGACACGAACGTGCCGGGAACGCTATCTCCTCTAGCGTTACCGGGTCGTAAGACCTGGTAAGTACCTTATGACTACAAAGGTACTTAAACATGGAGGTTTTACCCCCATTCTGCCTCGTGAATTCAAGACACGAGGTTGAACCGACGCTAATCTTAGCCTTGGTTCCGGAGGCTTTCCAAAAGCCCTTAACCGTCTCGTGAAGGACGGATGGATTCAGCAAAGGTGCTGGACCTAGGGGAACCTTAACGGTTTCCTCAAGCTTTTTTAAGCTCTGGCGGATCATACCGCTATCGGCAAGGCCTGAGGCTCTTGTCTGCGTCCAAGTAAGGACGAGTCGACCCGCTTCGGCGGGGTTGGCGCGGTCTCTCATTAGTGGGAGACCGTAGAGGGCCTTTGAATAGGTCCTCATGACCCTCGTAGAGGGTGCAGAAGTGTTCGTGGCAAAAGCCTTTCGGACACCCTTCTTAAACGATTTCAATTGTTTAAGAAAGTGCGAATAATTATTCGCACAGTTCTCCAAAGCGAATTTGGAGAGTCGGTCAACCTTTGAGTCCTCTGGACTCTCACAAGTCAAGAGGTAAGGAAGGATGACCGCGTCAGCAGTGTAAAACCACTGCTTGACAGTACCAAGCTTACCCTGGTACAACATATTCTTCATTCGACGAAGAAACGCAAAAGAAGCCTTAAAATATAGGCCCTTTGACAGTACTAAGTACTGTACGTCGGGAGAGAACTCCCCGAGACGCTTTGCACGCGTCGCACCGTCCGGCGCAAGCCGGAAAGGTGATTCGAGGACGCCGTAGCGTCGCTCTAGATACCTGAAAAATTTCAAGTCTAAGCCCCGTTCAAAAACGGAGCTACATGAACTATGTTCATGATAGAACACCTCCAATTTATGGAGGTATGTGGAACTTGGTTCCACCCACGACCTGGGCCCCGCCCTACCACCTAAGGTGGGGAGAGGGGGAGCCCAGCGAACAGACATACACAAGTTATG